GAAGAAGCACAAGCAAAAGCATTAGCTGGAGATGAAAGAGTTAAAGCGTTACAAGCTGAAAAAAATTTACAAAGATCTAGAGCAAGAGGATTTAGAGATGATGACATGACTGATCAATTTTTAGCAGATGGTGGACGTGTTAATCTTTCTGTAGGTGGAGTTACTAAAGGAGCACAGCTTGTATTTAAAACAGCAAGACAAGTTTCAAATGCTTTACTTGATTTAAAAAATAGTGTGTTCTCAAATTTTCATGAGGTTAGATTTGCTAAAACACCAGAAGAAACTGCCAAGGGTATAAAAAAAGTATTAGAGCCATATGTACATCCAGCGATGAAAGATAGAAGTAGAAAAACATCTACTTTAGAAAGTATTGATAATCTTAAAAAAGTTTTACCAGAAGAGTATCATAATCAAGTAAATAGAATAAAAGCTTCAACAGAACAAAATGATTTTATAAGTGCTTATAAAATTTTTAATGAATTAGATGAAGGTATTGATGCAACTTTAAAATTTGAGAATACTCCTAAAAAATATTTCCCTATGGTAGATCCTGTGAATGATGCTTTTATTATTTTAGATCCAACAAGTCGTATGTCACAAGGTAGATATTTTCAGAGAGTGTCGATGGAATTAGATAAGGTAACAGGTCAACCTACAGGTAAATATATTAGAGAATCTTATGATACTTGGGATCCTGTAAATAATACTTTTAGAAAACCAGGCGAAGAAGTGTTACAAGGCGTATCAACTGACAAAGGAAAAACGGGGTTAAATTAATGATAGGCAAGAAATTTGGACCACCACCAAAGAGAGGCCCTAATCCACAGGGCTTGAATATTAAGTATAATACTGTTAAGACAGTGAAACTGGAGAAAATAAATGGCAGAAATAGACAAGTCGTTACCAAACATAACAAAACAACCTGATGAAACAGTTGAAGACGTTGCAGTTGAAATGTCTGAAACTATGGAAAACATCAAACCAGGTGACACAGAAATTACAGAAGAAGAAGATGGATCAGTAACAGTTGACTTTGATCCTAATGCATTGAAACAATCAATGGCAACAGATTTTAATGCTAACTTAGCTGACTTTGTTGATGACAGTGAATTAACTTATTTAAGTAATACTTTATTTGGAAACTATCAAGATTATAAAAATTCTAGAAAAGATTGGGAAAAGTCGTATACTTCTGGTTTAGATTTATTAGGATTTAAATATGAAAACAGGACGGAACCTTTCTCCGGTGCTTCGGGTGCAACTCATCCGGTGCTTGCTGAAGCAATTACTCAGTTTCAGGCGCTCGCTTATAAAGAGTTACTCCCAGCTAACGGACCCGTCCGAACACAAATAATCGGATTACAAACTCCAGAGAGAACTCAACAATCAAACAGAGTTAAAGATTTCATGAACTACCAGTTAATGGATGTTATGAAAGAATACGAAGCTGAATTTGACCAAATGTTATTTTACCTACCTCTTGCAGGTTCAGCTTTTAAAAAAGTCTATTACGATGACTTAATGGAACGAGCTGTATCTAAGTTTGTTCCAGCAGATGATTTAATCGTTCCGTACACAGCTACCTCATTAGATGATGCGGAAGCGATTATTCATCGAATAAAAATTTCTGGAAATGAATTAAGAAAACAACAAGTGTCAGGATTTTATAGAGACATAGAATTAAAAGCTGGTCAAAATAATTTATCAGAGGTAGAGAAAAAAGAATTAGAATTAGAGGGAACAACTAAGTCTGGAAAAGAAGAAGATATTTTTACATTATTAGAATGTCACGTTAATTGTGATATTGAAGGCTTTGAAGATTTAGGAGCTGATGGTGAACCTACAGGAATTAAACTTCCGTATATTATAACTATGGAAGAAAACTCTAGACAGATTTTATCTATCAGAAGAAACTATGAACAAAACGATCCACAAAAAAACAAGATAAGTTATTTTGTGCACTTTAAATTTTTACCAGGCTTAGGATTTTATGGCTTTGGTTTAATACACATGATTGGTGGTTTATCTAGAACTGCTACATCTGCTTTACGACAATTATTAGATGCAGGAACTTTATCAAACTTACCTGCTGGTTTTAAACAGCGAGGTATTAGAATTAGAGATGATGCACAATCAATCCAACCAGGAGAGTTTAGAGATGTAGATGCTCCAGGTGGAAATATCAGAGATGCGTTCATGACTTTGCCCTTCAAAGAACCTTCTCAAACTCTCTTACAGCTTATGGGTGTAGTTGTTTCTGCAGGACAAAGATTCGCTGCAATAGCGGACCTGCAAGTAGGGGATGGGAATCAACAAGCCGCGGTGGGCACTACAGTCGCGTTGCTTGAAAGAGGAAGCAGAACAATGTCTGCTATTCACAAAAGAATTTATGCATCTTTAAAAAATGAATTTAATTTATTAGCTAGAGTATTTAAATTATACTTACCAAACGAATATCCATACGATGTAGTTGGGGGTCAAAGATTAATCAAACAAACAGACTTTGATGATAGAGTGGATATACTGCCAGTTGCTGACCCTAACATTTTCTCTCAGACACAGCGTATATCTTTAGCGCAAACCGAACTGCAACTGGCAACATCTAACCCACAAATGCACAACATGTATCAAGCATACAGAAACATGTATGAAGCTATTGGAGTAAAAGATGTTGATACAATCTTAAAACGACCACAACCACCCACACCAAAGGACCCAGCGTTAGAACACATCGATGCTCTCGCTGGGAAGCCGTTCCAGGCATTTCCAGGTCAAGATCATAGAGCTCACATAGCAGCTCACTTAAATTTTATGGCTACGAACATGGCTAGAAACAATCCAATTATTATGGCAGCGTTAGAAAAAAATATTTTAGAACATATTTCTCTAATGGCTCAAGAACAAATAGAAGTTGAGTTCAAAGAAGAGTTAAAAACATTACAACAACTAACTGTTCAGGCACAACAAAACCCACAAATGGCTCAAGCAATGCAAATGCAGGCTAAAATGTTGTCAGAAAAAATAGAATCTAGAAAAGCAGTGTTAATTTCTGAGATGATGGAAGATTTTATGAAGGAAGAAAAGAAAATTACATCACAATTTGACAATGATCCTATTGCAAAACTGCGTGCAAGAGAGCTAGACATCAGAGCACAAGAAAATCAGAGACGAAAAGAGAATGATGAGGAGAGAATTAACCTTGATAAGATGAAAGCTATGATGAATCAGATGCAAACAGATCAAAAATTACAACAAAACGAAGATTTAGCTAACTTAAGAGCTGATACTTCGATAGAAAAAACAATTTTATCTTCACAATTGAAGAAAAATAATTAAAAAGGAGTAAATTATGTGGTTATCAGCGATAAAATTAGCAGTTTCTGCTGGAAGTAAGATTTATGCTAACAAGCAGAAGACAAAAATGGCAATGTCAGAGGCACAACTCTTGCATGCTGACCGTATGGCTCGAGGTGAGGAGCAATACCAAGGAAAATTGTTAGAAGCTAGACAATCAGACTGGAAGGACGAGGCAGTTTTAATAATTTTAAGTTTGCCCGTAGCTATTTTGGCCTGGGCAGTGGTATCGGACGATCCAACTGCGATGGATAAGGTAAAATTGTTCTTCGAGATGTTCTCGCAGCTCCCGTCATGGTTCACAAATCTTTGGATCCTTGTCGTAGCGTCGATATATGGTATAAAGGGAACGCAAATATTTAAAAACGGAGGTAAAAAATAATGGATGCAAATAAAAAAATGAAATTAAAAGGTGCTAGACGTATGGTTGGTGGACAAATGAGTGGTAGAAAAAACAAACCAGGCGGTGGACCATCAAGTGGTTTAAAAAAACCTAAGCCTAATCAAAAAGGTTTAAAAAAACTTCCAACTGAAGTTAGAAACAAAATGGGTTACATGGCTAAAGGCGGAAGAGTTATGTATTCTAAAGGAGGATCAGCTGATTTCCCTCCAGTAGAAAACCATGCACAAATAAAAGGCTTCGGTGCAGTTAGACCTGAAGTTAAAACATTTGGAAAAGGAAAAAAATAATGGGAAAATTATGTCCTAGAGGTAAGGCCGCGGCGAAGCGAAAATTTAAAGTGTACCCAAGCGCGTATGCTAATATGTATGCTTCTGCTGTTTGCTCAGGCAAAGTTACACCAGGTGGCAAAAAGAAAAGAAAAAAAGCTGCCAACGGAGGATTAATCGTTGACGAAGATTTAACGACAATGGTTGATGTGTAATGGCTAAAAAAGGTTTACGTTCATGGGTAAAGGAAAATTGGGTCGATATTGCAAACAAAAAATCAGATGGCTCATACCCGAAGTGTGGACGAAGTGGTGGAGAAAAAAGAAAAAATTATCCAAAATGCGTGCCCATTGCAAAAGCAAGAGCGATGACCAAAGGTCAGCGTGCGGGTGCCGTAAGAAGAAAACAAGCAAAAGCTAATCAAGGACCAAAGCCAGATAGAGCAAGAACATTTGCTAGAGAAGGTGGATACATAGGAAGTTTTATAGATTTAAATATTGATGGAAAAAGATTAAGTAATCCATCTTATAGAAAATATTACAAAGGAATGATTTAATGAGAACTCAGGATAAAATGCCTGCAAGAAATAAAAGAAATTTCAGATCTACAAAATCTGGAGCTGGTATGACAAGAGCCGGTGTCAAAGCATACCGAAGATTAAATCCCGGTTCAAAATTAAAAACAGCCGTGACTGGAAAAGTGAAGCCAGGATCGAAAGCTGCAGCTCGCAGAAAATCATACTGCGCAAGATCACTAGGACAAATGAAAAAATTCCCTAAAGCAGCAAAAGATCCGAACTCACGTCTTCGTCAGGCAAGAAGGAGATGGAAATGTTAAAGAAAAAAAGAACAATTAAAAAAGTAATCAAAGGTTTGAACAAAGCATCTAAAACACATGCTGGTCAAGCTAAAATGCTAAAAGGAGTTATCAATGGCGGATCCAAAAAAGGGAACGGGAAAAAAGCCTAAAGGTTCAGGAAGAAGACTGTATACGGATGAAAATCCTAGAGATACAGTTAAAATAAAATTTGCTACACCAGCAGATGCAAGAGCAACTGTTGCTAAAGTAAAACGTATAAACAAACCTTTTGCACGTAAAATACAAATCTTAACTGTAATGGAACAACGAGCTAAAGTTATGGGCAAAAATCAAGTTGCATCTATTGCTAAAAGAGGAAAGGAAGCTATAAGAAATGCTAGATAAAATAGTATATCAAACTCTTCATTGGATTATGGGTTGGTCTGGTAAATTAAATGCATGGGCATGGCGTAAACATGTTCACATATTACGAGATCAAAAAGACAAAGAGAATGAAGATTATCTAAAAGAACTAAAGAAAAAATTATAATGGATCATACTTTAGAAACATTTATTCCTGTGCTCAGGAAGAAGATAAGAGATTCTTATCAGTCAATAGGTGACACTATGATGGCTGGTGGAGTAAAAGATATTAATCAGTACAAATATCTTTTAGGACAGGCGCAAGC